CGCTTCGCGTTACCCGTAAATGGAAAACGTTGGAAGGACCCAAATTTTTTTTAAAGGAATTACTTAGAGAGGCGGCGCTAGGCTGGCCCGGACGCGGCAAGGGCGCGCTTAAATTCTTTACTAAATATCTGGCCAGCATTTTTTAAAACGTATTGCTCGACGGTCTGGACAAAGGGCCAGGTTTTATCAATCTTGGCACGGCTGGACATACCCCAAAGATATTTTAAAGGCTTACGCTCTGGACCTACGCGGACAGCTATAAAAGGTAATCCGGCGGTGCTCTCAAATAAAAAAGGCCTGGGTTTTCTGTGGCGTCCTTTTTTTCTCGGGCGTCCTATCCTCGTGGCCTTTATCTTTGCGATCATTGCTCGCGGCGTCAATCTCTTTTTTATCTTGCCTGTAGCGGTCCGGGCGCCCTGGGCCAGGAGATCGTCGCGCGGTATAGCTACATAACGGTGACGCCCTGGGCGCTTAATGCCACCTGTAACGTGTAAAGGCATAAAACGATCAATGTCGTTTACTTCACTGTGCATTGTGTCGCGTTTAAAATCGGCCTTACGCGCTGGCTTAATCCTTACGCCCTGTAACATACGACGCTTTGATCTTAAATTAAAAAACTTGTCCATTTCAGATCGGATCCGCAATTGGGATCCCTGGGCCAGGCGGGTAAGGGTGACGGCGGCGGCAAAAGGGATCTGGCGTTGGTTATAACGCTCGATCGCTCTAAAGGTTTTTTTAAAATCAATTTCAACGGCGACACGCATATTTTAAATATCGGTTATTCCCTGGGTAATGTCAAGCGGGCGCCAGGCCGCGCCGTGGCCCTGGACTACTTGGCCGGTCCGGGTGCCCGGAATAGTCCAGGCGGCCGCTCCGTGGGCCCTGCTGGGCGTCCTGGGCCCTGTCCTGGGCCGTCCGGGCCGTGCCGTGGGTAAATACGGCCACAAGTGAATAAAAGGGCCCTGGGAATGAATAATTACGGCCGTTTGTGAATAGATATTTATAATAATGAATAAAACGCCTAAAACTACGTTAAAAAGGCATTTACTACACTTACTACACTTTGCTAAAAAAACGTAGTATTTTATAACTTGTTTAAAATTAATTTTTTACACTACGAAAACTACGTTACTACATACATATACATATACATATACATATATTTATTTATTTATATAAGAGGGGATCCCATTTTGTAGTTATTAAAATCCGTGTTTATGTGTGTGTGTGTATAAATCCAATTGTAGCGTAGTTTAGTAGTAGGCCTTGTAATTCAATGCCGCGCCGTGATATAAATATATTACGCTGTCAAGTGGCCTAACTACGCTGTAGTAAATTTTTATAAATATCAAAATTATTCGTAAATATCATAAATGCCGGCCGCCGGTCCTGGGCCCTGGCCCTGGGCCGCCCGCGCGGCCGGATCCCGGCAATGGTGGAAAACCCGCCGGCGGTAAAAGGCTTGTATATTATTGTATTACAATAAATAAGCCGGATCCTGGGTTTGGCACGCTTTTTTAATAGCGTAAGGCCTTGAAAATAGGCGTTTTATATATGGTGGAAAATCCGGCATTTTCCGAGATCTCAGGCCCTTGGCCAGCCGTCCCGTGTTTATTGTAATACAATAAACAATATTGAGTTACGGCCCTATTTAATGTATTACAATAAATGGCATGATATTAGCTTTATATTGATCAAACAAACACAAACCCAGGAGGTCGAAAAATGAAAACAAGAGTTATCGAAAAAAACGGACGCCAGGCAGTCGCCACCATGTCGGCGCGGCCTCGAGCGTGCCGGGGATCGTGGCCTCGTTACACAAAAAGGACCTGGTAACAATTGACGACACGGATCCCGACGGTGAGACGATCGCGCTTACGGAAAAAGCCCTTAATTATCTCAAAGCCCTTTAACATTAACCCGCCGGCCGGGGTGCCCTGGGCCCTGGCCGGCAAAACCCAGGAGGTTTTATTTATGAGTGAACAAAAAAAACGACGTGGCCGCCCGCGCTTACCCGAGGACGATCGCCTAGTGGCGTATAATATCCGGGTGCCGCTCGCGGTCAAGGCAAAGCTGGATCGGATCCCGGCGGTAAAGATCCGCGACGAGTTAACCAGGATCGCGCGCCAGGCGTTTGATCCCACGGCTGAATAATTTAACAAAGGCGGTATTATGAAAAACAAAATTATCATTGAGTTAACCCAGTTTGAGGCGGCCCAGGTTTACGCAATGGCCCTTAAACTCTTAGAGGGCGCCGGCTATCGTTACACGGCCCACGAAAAGGCGGCCGGCACGCGTGGCCTGGACAAGATCGACAAGGCAATACAGATCGCGGACCGGCGGGACCTGGCCGGGGTCCCGGCGCCCACGAAAAAGCGGATCCGCGAGGTCCTGAAAAACCACGGATCATTTAAAACGGGCAAGGCCCAGGAGCGCGCGGATCAACGTAGCAAGTGTATGATCACTTATATTTGTGGCTACCGCGCGGCGGCCGCTAATATCGAAAACGACCTTAACCTTTAGGAGGGCTCTATTATGGAAAAAGAATATTATAGATCCGGCACGGGCAAAAACGGTCAACGCTTTGCGATCGAGCGCGTCTATTCTGGCGCCGCTCATCCGGGCGGCAAACCTCGGAGTAATTGGTATCTATTGGCCGATCTCGACGGTGCCGGATTAAAGCGGGCGCCGTTTGTTTGCCGCCGCCGTTTGGAAATTGTCAATCTTTACAAGCGGGTAATGAATCGCGAGGCCCGTATTGCCCGGATCGAGTTAAGCGAGGGCCTTTTTCCCGAGGTCAAGATCTTTAACGTAATTAACTAGAGGAGGGTTTTATTATGACAGTAGGCGAGTTAGTTAGCCGGCTGGAAAAGCTGGATCAAAGCGCCCAGGTTGCGATCGCAACGTGGAGCGCGGACGGCGGTAATTACTGGCTGTTACAACAAAACGCCCACGGCGAGTTAACCAAAAGGATCGCGCCGGCCCAGGGCGGCGGCACGGCGGTATTGATCGGCCACTTTGATCATTGCCAGGCCCACAACGCAAAACATATCTTTAAGTAAAAGATACCTGTAAAGAAAAAAGCCACAAGGCCCGGCGTCGCTCGCCGGGCTTTTTTTTTGCCCGGACCTGGGCCCTGGGCCCGGCGGGTTTGTCAAGTAAAACGCTTTAAAGTTGTCAAGCAAATTTTTAAAAATCGTTTTTAATTCCAAAAATAAAATAACGTCGATTTTCAGAGACAAACGACGAGCTGGCCAGGCCGGCGCCGGCGCCGGGCAGCCCGGACCGCCCGCAATGCGAAAACTTTACAGGTTGCGACGCGAAAAAATAAGGCCCTGGGCCGGCGCCCGTGCGGTTACAAAGTTATAAAGTATTGACGCTAAAAAGTAATAAATATATATTCGTAATATGGGCGCCGGTTAACTGGTTGGCCGGGTCCGGCGGCAAAGGGCCGGCGGGGATCCCACGGCGCCCGTGTTTTTACCTGGCGAGTATATGGACCGCGTGACCTTTGAGCAAATTAAAGCCCTTTGTATTCACATAGAGGATCAAAATTTACAGGCGATCCGCGACCTGTTTAAAAAATACGGCGGCGACTATGATCGCGTCGACGTTTTACTTTTCAATTCTAATTTATTCCCGGAATTAATGGGCTATCGTTTGCCGGCCAGGATCCGCTTGACGGACAAGTTACCGGCAAGTATAGCCGGCCTTATTCTTAACCCGGAAAGCTGGCATAATAAATTTTTAAAAGGCGGTATTTAATGGGAAATATTTACAAACAAAATAAACTTTGCACGCTGGGACCTAAAGAGTGTATAAGCCAGCCGCGCGGGTGCTATTTTTGCCGAACCATAAGGGACCGTAATATTAAGGGCCAGGTCAAGCGGTCCCATCAGATCCCGGCCGTGGATCCTAAAAGAAATATTGAAAACAATTGACGATCAGATCCTTTTGCGCGCCCTTTGCCGGCGGCTTAACGATCGGGAATTAGTTATTATTCACATGAAATATTTTGAGGGATATAACCAGGCCGAGATCGCGCGGCATTTACATTTATCCCAGTCGCGGATCTCTCAAATAAAAACGGCGGCAATACGCCGCTTACAAAAGGCGGTAATATGAAAACGGAAAAGCTAGGCATTGACGATCTTGTTGAGGTCAACGATCCCCAGGTTGCCAAACTGATAAGCGGCCGCGCTTTCAAAATGGGCCGTGTCTGTGAATTGCACGAGGATCCACGCTTTGTTAAGGTGAGATCATCTAATCCAAAATGTGATCTGGAAACGGCCGAGGTTTGGTTTAGCACGGATCAGCTAGATAAAGTAAACACTTAAATCATAGGAGGCTTTATTTATGGACACGGTTTTAAATTGTAAGGTCCCAGCCGTTACGGATCGCGCTTTAAATATTTATTGCGCGACCAAAGGGACCACAAAAAAGGACGTGGTAACGGCGGCCCTGGACAAGGCGATCCCGCCCGAGTTTTTCAAAACGGCCGAGGCCGAGATCAACGGGAAAAAGCGAGGGGGTAAAGGATGAAATTAGCCGGCAATTTATTTTTAATGACATTGCTGGGCCTGGTTATTTATAAAGAGACAGGATCGATCAGCGTGCCGGTCCTGTTTTTTTTAACCTGGACCTGGATCGCTATTGTCCGGCGTGATCTAAAAAATACCCAAAAATTCACGGCCCAGGCCGGCCGGCTTATAAGATCAATGAAATTAAACAAAGGGGATCGGAATGGCAAAGGCAAAAATTAAGGCGGTTATTATAGGCGATCGTAAGGTCGAGTTTGACGGCGTTAATGTGCCCGGCTATCATCAATATCTAAAAGAGACAGCGCGGGAATTTTTAAAACGGACATTGACGCCGGCCGAGTATAACAGGACCACGGACATAGAGATCGACATTTACCGGCAAAAGAAAACCCGGCATATAGGGGGGCCGTCGCATGGCCAAAAAAACAATTTTAAATAAGATCACTGTCTCGGCCCAGTTAAGAATTACGATAAATAAAAAAGAAAAATTAAACGACGCCGAGTATAGCACGATCGCAAAATTTAACGAGTCGATCCCGGCCCTTATACAAGAGATCGAGAAAAAAACGGCCGTTACTTTTTTGGAATTAATAGGCGAGTTTCACGAGCGCGAGCGCCGCCGTAAAAAGGCGGCAAAGGGTAAGGCTAAAAAATAAGAGGGTTAACAATGTCCAAAATAGATTTTGAGAAGATCGCCCAGGCGGCCGCCGGCCGGATCCTGGACCTGGCCCAGGCATGGATCCCAGGCGGCCGCGTCGAGGGTAAAGAATATTTAATGATTAATCCAAACCGGCCAGATCAACGGCTGGGATCATTCAAGATAAATATTGATACTGGACAGTGGGCCGATTTTGCCGCCAGTGAAACGGGCGGGGATATTATATCTTTTTGCAAATATGTAAGGGGATTTTCTAACCAGGGCGAGGCCGCCGAGTTTGTGGCCCAGGCGCTCGGCGTGCCGGCCCAGGACGCCCAGGGCGCCCAGGTCCCGGCCCGCTCAAAGCCGGCCGAGGTTTGGAAAATGATCGCGCCGGTCCCGGCCGACGCGCCGCCGCCCTTTGAAAAACATTTTAAACTCGGTAAGCCGTCCGGGCGCTGGACCTATAAGGACCGCGCCGGCCAGGTGATCGGGTATGTTTACAGGTTTGAAACGTCCGAGGGAAAGCAAATTTACCCGGTTACATACCGCGTAAACGGCCGAGGCTTACGATCCTGGCGCTGGAAAGGGTTTAATAAACCGCGCCCATTATACGGCCTTGACAGGCTCGCCAGCGCGCCAGGCGAGCAAGTGGTTATTGTCGAGGGCGAAAAGGCCGCCGAGGCCGGCCGGGCCCTGTTTGGTGACATTGCGATCGTCGTTACCTGGCACGGCGGCACGGAAAACGTAAAGAACACGGATTTTAAACCGCTCAAAGGCCGCAAGGTTGTAATCTGGCCCGACGCGGACAAACCAGGGATCGAGGCGGCCGATCGGATCGCCTATCTTATAAAGGACATTGCCCAGGCCGTTAAGATCGTAAACCCGCCGGCCCAGGCGCCGCGCGGCTGGGATCTCGCGGACGCCCAGGCTAAGGGCTGGACCACGGCCCAGGTGATCCAAACCTTACAAAAGAATTTAAGGGATCCCGATCCGGCCGGCGCCGTTGAACCACGGCCCGCGCCGCCCGTGGGCCCTGGGCCCGGACCGGGCCGGCCGCCGGCCCAGGCGCCGCCGCCCACGAGCAAGGCATTTAATAGGGATAGTTACCCATTTAGGATCCTGGGATATGACGGGACAAGTTTTTATTATTTGCCGGACGGCGGCCAGCAAATAGTCGCTTTAACAGGTGAACAACACGACAAAAAACATTTAAGCGCGTATTTAGCGCCGATCGATTTTTGGATCGATACCTGGACAAGTATAAAAAAGGTTAAGGATGAAAAAGGCAATTGGACAGAAAAGCGCGGCGGCGTTGACTGGGAGGCGGTAAAGCGGTTTTTAATATGGGAATTACAATATAAACACGGCGTTTATAACGGCGACGGCGCGATCCGTGGCCCTGGGATCTGGCGGGATAATAAACGCTATGTTATCCACTTGGGCGACCGGCTGATCGTTGACGGCCAGGTTTTCAAAATGTCCAAACTTGAAAGCCCTTTTATATATGAGCGTAAACGGACAAAGGAATTACAGATCCTTGATCCGTTGCCAGGCGCCGAGGCGCGGGCCCTGATCGATATTGTAAATAGTTTTTCCTGGGCAAAAGAAATAAATGGGCCTTTACTTGCCGGCTGGATCGTCGCCGGCTTAATGGGCGGCGCGTTGCCCTGGCGCCCTCACTTGTGGATCAACGGTCCGCAAAGTTGCGGCAAGTCGAGCGTATTAAAGGACGTGGTAAGGCGGATCCTGGGCGGCTGTATAGGAATCTATATTGAGGGCGCGACAACAGAGGCCGGCCTTAGACAGCATACTAACCATTGCAGTTTTCCGATCCTATTCGACGAGGCCGAGAGTAACGACCGCAAGGGTCAGGTCCGCATGGAGCAAATAATTGAATTAATGCGATCGAGCGCCAGCCCGGACGGCGGCAAGCTGTTAAAAGGTACGCCGCGCGGTTACGCCCAAACTTACGACGTGCAAAGCTGTTTTTGTCTGGCGTCCGTGTCCAATAATTCTAACCTGGCGGCCGACGTGGCCCGGATCGTCAATCTTGAAATGTCGATCCCATCTAGCGCCGGCGAGAAATGGGAAAGTTTACGCGGCCGGGTAATGGACACGCTTAACCCGGAATTTTGCGGCCGCTTTCGTGCCCGTGTCTTTAAAATGTTACCCGTGATCCGCGAAAATATAGATACATTTATTAAGGCGGTCCGCGACGAGTTAGATAGTCAACGCTATGGCGACGTTTACGGCGTGTTACTGGGCGCCGCGTACTCAATTGACCACGACGATCGGATCGGCTACCCGGCCGCCCTGGCCCTGGTTAAAGATCAGGACTGGACAGAGGAGCGCGCGCAAAAATTCGACAAGGACGAGATCAAAGCAATGGTTAAAATTTTACAAAGGATCATAACGGTTAAGGGTCCCAGGACACAAGATAAAACAATTTGGGAATTATTAAAAATATGTCACGAGGGCCCGGCCGCGCCGGTTTACGACGACTTTGGAAATAAGGACCTGGATCAATTGACAAAGGCCGAGGCCGATCAGGCGGTCAGGCGTTACGGGGTTTTATATAAATACGAGGACGGCCAGCCCTGGGTATTGATCGCAAATAATAACATCTATATTGAAACATGGTTAAAAGATACGCCCTTTAGTCCAAATTGGTATAAATGGTTAAAGCGGATCCATGAAACGATCGACGGCAAAGAGTTTGTGGCCCGGCCGCTCACGGCCCGCGTTTTCCAAAAAGGCCAGCCCTCGGCCCGTGGCGTAATGATCCCTTATGAGATCGCCGGCTATTACCTGGATCCAAAGGATTAAAAAAAAATGAAATGTAACGAGTGTGAGAATATATGCAAAGATCAATTTTTAGAATTTAAGGCCCTGGTAAAGGGCGGCACGGAAATAAAAGTATTTAGGCGGCTCTGCTATAATTGTTTGAAAAAATTTTTATTAGAATTATTTTTAGATGAATTAAAAAACGGTCACGTTGACGACATATTAAAAAATCACGGGCTTAAAATTGTGTCAATCGAACAATAAAGGGTGCCCATTTTATCGTAACGGGTGCCCGGTTGTAAATTGTGAATTAAGATTTACGCCGGCCCGGTGTGCTTATTATGCTGAAATGAAAAACAAGGCGCCGGCCGGGGATCCAGAAAAAGAAAAGCCGCCGGAATTTTACGGCGACTTTTAATTTTAGAGGGTTGTATAATGGCCCATCAATTAGGCCGATATATCAATAAATTATATTTTATGTCCTGGATCATCAAGTATTTTAAGCGCGTCGCTTGTGCTTTTTGCCACGCCAGCCAGGCCGCCCGCCGCTTTAACCTGATCTATAAAATTCCTTTGATTTTCGGACGGCCGCCCAGCCGGTCCCTTGACCTCGATCGCAACAAATACGGCTACCCGATCCCCTATCATATCCGGCGTAACGGTAAGGACACGCCAGCCGATTAAATCAGATCCCCCAGGCGCTACGCCGTATTTAACCAGGGATCCGTCGCGGGCCCTGGCCGCGCCGCGATTATTCCTAAATAGGCGCGTGTCCTGGCGGCCGCCCAGGTCCTTTAATATTTTATTTTGGATCGGTGTCTCTATTTTGCCCATGAGTATTAACCGGCGCCGGCCCGGATCCGCGCGAGGCCTGGATCTTGCCTATTTCAAAGTTAAGGCGATCTAAGGCCTTTTGTATTTTGTCCGGGTTGTTTAACCAGGCCGGATCTAATTTCTGATAAGTAACGGCTTTTAATTTTTCACTGAATAGCTGGCCAAATTTTTGACCTCGGGCCCTGGCCTCGGCCCTGGCCTGTTTTGATGTCCCGCGAAAAAATTTGATATGTTTTATTGTCGTAGTAAAACCATCTTGATCGATATAAACGACGGCGCCGCTTTGAAGCTGGGCCAGAAAAGCCCACAAGTTAATAGGATCGTTTAATTCTAATTCTTTGAGGACCTGGGCCGGGTGTTTTATCGGCGCCCGCGTTTTAACGTCGTGGTTTATTCTCATGCTTTTAATATAATCTATTAGCGCGCTGGGCCGCTTTCTTTTGCCTGGCCGCCCATATATGGTTAGCCCAGCCCGGTTTATACCCGCGTATTTGTTCAAGGCGTAAAAGCTGGGCCAGGCTATTAGCGCGGCCCTGGGTCCGGCGCCGATCCTGGCGGGCCCGGATCTCGGCCATTTCCTCGGGCGTTAATCTCTTTAGGGTGCCCTGGACCTGATCAATTTTCCGCTCTTGCCCGATCCATTTTTCGCCGCATTGCGGACAGGCCGCCAGGTGGATCGGGAAAACGGCAAAACATTTTTTACACTGTCTAACGCGCTCGACCTCGGATCCGTTACCGCGCCGGGCCTGGCGCTCTTGCTCGGCCAGGGTCCAGGATCTAACCTCGTCAACTAATCCGTGGCGGCCCGTGTTATTAACATGATCTAAAATTATGCTTTCTTTTTTCTCCGGGTGTATTCTAAGGATCCGGCCGCATTGCTGTAAAAACATACCCAGGCTTTTAGTGGGCCGCAAAAGGATCGCGGCCGTAACGATCGGTATATCGGTTCCCTCGCTTACAATTTCACAAGAGGTTAAAACCTTGATCTGGCCGTCGCCCAGGGCCCGGATCCTAAAAGCGCGCTGGGCGTTTGTCATTGTCCCGTCAAGTCTGGCGGCCGGGATCCCGGCGGCGTTAAATTTCTCGGCCACGTTTGCCGCGTGTTTTATTGATATGCAAAAGGCGATCGCCGGCGCGCCGGGACATATTTTTTTATAATGGCCCACGGCGTCGCCCGTGATCTGTGATTTATCGATCCGCAATTCTAGATCGTCCTGGGCATAGTCGCCGCCGCGTGTCTTTACGCCGGTTATGTCGATCCCGATCGGCGGCGCGTAAACGACCGGCTGGGACAAATACCCACGATCTATTAACTCGCGGATCGACGGTCCGCAAACAAGGCGATCAAAATAACCTTGATACTGGGCGCCCAGGCCGTCGCCGTTTGTCCGGCAAGGTGTAGCGGTCACGCCGAGCAAATAGGCGCCAGGGTAATAAGCCGCGACTTTCCCCCACTTGTTACCTTTTATACAGTGGTGGGCCTCGTCGATAATAATAATATCAGGCGGCGGGATCCTGTCCAGGCGCCGGATCACGGTGTCAACGCTTGCGACCTGGACAAGATCGCCGGTCATTACGCGGCCCGGCCGGATCAAACCGTGAGGCGTCCCGATTTCGGTTAATTTTTCGGACGCTTGATCTAATAATTCTTTTCTGTGGACAAGGATCATTATACGGTTGCCGCGCGCGGCCGCTTGCTCGGCAATGTGACAAAATACGATCGTTTTACCGCCGGCCGTGGGCAATACATAAATGGGCGCTTTATATCCCTGGCGGTACGCGGTCCGCAAGTCGTTAACGCCCTGGGCCTGGTAATCTCGTAATTGATATTTCATTTACCGCCTTTAAGAAAAGCCGGGCGCCCAGGTTTTAACAGGGACAGGCGCCCGGTTTAACGTTGCGCTTAAAAATTAATATATAAAAATGTAAATTAAAAATCAATATTTCCAGTTATTTTTAATTATCCATAATTATTGACAATTATGTTTTATTTTTATATCTTTAGTATTAAAACCTAGCCGAGGCGGCAAAATGTTAGATCCAGAATTAGGCGACGCTGAATTAAAAATCATCTATGATCAGGCGGCAAAGATTTTGCCTCACTTGGCAAGGCTGGCCCGGACCTATTACCTTGAATTAAAAAAACAGGAATTTACGGATCGTGAGTGCATACATTTAACGGCTGATTATATAGCTACGATAAGCGGCAAACATTAACAAAGGCGGTATTATGAAAGTTATCAAAGTTACTTACGGGGATCGCGCCGAGCAATTAAAGGCGCGGATCCAGGTTTACAAACAGTTAGAGGACAAGACAGGGGATCGGCGGCTCTTGTCCCATTATCGTTATTGCATCCGTAAGGCGTTAGATGAATTTACCCGCGTGATCGGGCTGGCCGGGCGGTCTATATGATCTATATCCGCGCTTCATTGTTGCCTTATTATTTTGACTGTCCGCGCCGGGGGTCCTGTCAATTATTTGGCCGTGAGATCGAAAGTTATGATTATAAATTAAAATGGGTATCTAAGGGCGTGGCCGCGATCGTGGGCACGGCCGCCCATGAAAGCGCCGGCCATATTGTTGACGGCCTGGCCGCCCAGGGCGAGCGCGGAAAACTCGCGGACGCCACGGAAAAAGGGATCGTAAAATATCGGTCCGAGTTTGAAAAGGGCGCCGAGTTTGACGACGTAACGCCAAACAATAACCACGCGGAAAAACAGATCGAGACACTAACCCGATCCTATTATCACGAGATCGCGCCAGCCCTGGACCTGGGCCAGATCGAGCGTGAGGTTAGCCTAAAGGCCCAGGTGGATCAAGATACAATATTAAGCGGTCACATTGACATTAACAGCGCCCAGGCGGTCCGGGATATGAAAACCGGGCGGCCCGGCGGTTACTTGCCGCAATTAGGCGGCTATTCTCTTTTAAGAAATTCAAACGGTTATAATAAGGCCCGCGCTTGTTTTGTCGATCACTTACCCAGGACGCCGATCGCCAAACCTTACCCAGGCGCCAGGTCGATCCAGGTCGATCGCTTTTTATGCGAGGAGTCAGCATTTAGCACGATCAAGGCGATCCAAAATCATTATAACGATTTTATGAAAACCGGGCGGCCCTGGGCTTTTCCGGCAAACCCTAAAAGCGTTTTGTGTAATCCTAAATATTGCCGCGCTTACGGCACGGCGTTTTGTAAACTCGGAGGGCTTTAAATGATCAAGCGGCTTTTAATTTCGATCCTGGCCGGCGCCCTGTTTATGGGCGTTGTCTATAATGAGATCTTACGGTCCGGGCCCTGGGCCGGCATATCGGCCGGCTTTGGGATCCTGTCTGGCCTATTAGTTTTTTTTATTCTTAATAATCTTAAACAAAGGTGGTAAAAATGCAAACAGAAAAGAGTTTAACCATTAAAAACCTAGTGCCGGGGTTAACGGAGCGCGGCAAGATCAAGATCGGGGAAAAAGGCGACTGGGTTAAAAGTCGCGGCGGTAAAGATTTTCAATTACCTAAAAAGCTGGATCACTTTTTAATTACCACAATGGAGCGCGACGCGCGGACCGGGAATTTTTTACAAGACACGGAACTAATGGAAAACCTGGCCGGCGACGGTCCGCTTACCAGGATCCCGATCCGTTTGCTGTATAATGATATTGAGTTAAATTTTCAAACACGTTATTCATGTTATAGCGGAACTCAATTAGTTTGCTACGGCGACGGACAGGACGCTTATAGGCTCAATAAGGATCAGGCCCGCGATCGTGTCCCGTGTCCATGCCAGGCCCAGGATCCAAAATACAATGGGCAATATAAATGCAAGATCAACGGTACGCTCTCTTGTATTATTGACAGCGCCGAGATCGTGGGCGGGGTCTGGAAATTTAGAACAACGTCCTATAATAGCGTTGTCGGTATTTTGTCCAGTCTTACGTTGATCCGGCGTATATCCGGCGGCTACCTGGCCGGCTTGCCGCTCGACTTGACGATCGCGCCCAAAACTGTAAACAATCCAATTGACGGCAAGGCTCAAACGGTATGGGTTGTTAATATCGAGTTTAAGGGATCGGTCCAGGCTCTACGCGACGAGGGGTATAGATACGCCCTTGAAGATAAAAAACACGATCTAAGGATCGCGGACATTGAGGCCGAGGCAAAGCGGCTATTGTCGCCGGACGCGGCCGGGTTTAATGAAATAGCCGAGGACGTGAAAACGGAATTTTACCCGCAAGATGAAAAGGGGGATCGTATAGGTGAACCTGGGACCGGCGCGGCGCCGCCTATGGCCCAGCCGGCCGAGGATCCCGGCCAGGGCCCGGACGGGGCCCAGGACGCGGGCCAGCCGGCCCAGGGCCCGGACAAGGCCCAGGGCGGCGGCAAAACCCAGCCGGCAAAAAAGGGAAAGCGCGGCCGGCCGTCAAAGACAAAGGACGCGGATCCCGCGCCGCCTATGGCCCAGCCGGACGCCGGCGGGGATCCGGGACCGGCCCAGGGCGCCCAGGACGCGGGCCAGCCGGCCCAGGGCCCGGACATTACCAATAAGCCGGCCGAGGCCCAGGACGGCGCCCAGGACGCGCCAGGCGGCAAACAGGACACAAGTGGCGGCCAGCCGGCCGGCGGTAAACTTTCACTATTCTAGGAGGTCAAACTTATGGACATTACAATTAGGAATTATAGAGGCGTGGCCACGGCCGATATTGCCCACGAGAAAATAACATTTATTGCCGGCAAAAATCACAATGGAAAAACGAGTATAGCCGAGGCGATCGCCGCCACGTTAACCGGCAAGCTGATCCCTATTGCGGACCTGTTAAAGCGGGACATTAAAAAGATCGTCCGCGACGGCGCAAAAGATGGATCATGCAAAATTAACGACGACGGCGCCCTGGCCCTGGCGACCTGGCCGGACTGTAAGAGCGTTAACGACGGCAAACCGATCAAGAATATTTCTTTATGGGACGCCGGCCTTGAATCGGTTTTAGATCTTAAACCCAAAGATCGCGGCGACGCATTGGCAAAATTCATAAAAGCCGATCCCACGATCGAGGACCTGGCTAAAGAGTTAAGGGCCGTTGACCTGGGCCCGGACGTGATCGACAAGTTAAAAAAGGCCGTCGAGGTTTCGGGCTGGCAAACAATGTATTTAAAAGCAAAAGAGCGCGGCGCCGAGTTAAAAGCGCAATGGGCCTATATCACAAAAGAGCGGCACGGATCCCAAAAGGCCGAGGGCTGGGCGCCGGCCGCTTATTACCCGGCCCTGGGCGCCCGGACCGTCGAGGACCTGGACGACGAGATCAAGGCCGCTAAAAAGGACGTTGAGGCCGGGATCGCGGCGGCCGCCGTGGCCGGCGTCGAGATCGATCAGTTAAAGGCCCAGGCCCAGGACGCGCCACGTTACGAGGACGAGCGTAAAAATGCCGTTAAGGTTTACGACGAGTTAAAGGCCAAAATCGACACGGCCCAGGCTGAATTTAATAAACTTTCGGACGTGCCCAAAGAGCAAGGTTGCCCGCATTGCGGCGGGATCCTTACGATCGTTAACGGCGAGATCAAGGCTTACGAGGGAATGAATGACGACGAGGTTAACGAGCGGACCGCGCGGCTTGCCCAGGTCACTAAGGACCTGGCCGAGTATAGGGACCTGTTAAAAGAAACAGGCGAGCAAAAAACGATCGCGGATCAAAATCTTTCCAGGTGCCGGCACGCGGCCGCGCAATTAAAGGACTATGAGAAAAACGACGAGGCCGGCAAGTGGGATAAAAACCTTGACGAGTGCCGGGCCCGGCTCGAAAAGGCCGAGATCGACCGCGCCGCCCTGGGCGCTTACGAGGCCGCCACGGAATTAAACAACGGGATCAAGGCTAATAAAAAGATCGTGGACGTTCTGGCGCCCGAGGGCTTACGGAAAACAAAGTTACACGAGGCATTAAGCCCGTTTAACAAATTGCTGGCCGAGTTAGCCGAGGCCGCCGGCTGGGCCCAGGTCCGTATCGATCCCGATTTTAATATTTTCCATAACGACCGGCCGATCCTTTTTTGCTCGGCCAGTGAAAAATTTAAAACGCGGGTAATATTCCAGTTAGCGATCGGCAAGCTGGACAATACCCGGCTCGTATTAATCGACGGCGCCGACATTGTAGTAGGTACGGACCGTAACGGGATTTTCCAGGCTATCCTTGCCGCCGGCGTGCCGGCGATCGTGTTTATGTCTATGGGCACGGCCCAGGCGGTCCCGGACCTGTCCGGGATCGGCGGCCGGTCCTATTGGATAGAAAGCGGGGTATTAGATGAAATCAAAAAACAATGAGAAACATTTAACGCCGTTTGAATTGTCGGCACGCTGGAAAAACAAGATCACGCCGGACACGCTCGCAAACTGGCGATCCCAGGGTAAGGGCCCGCGCTATTTTAAGGCCGGCGCGTCGGTCCTTTACCCGATCGACGAGATCGAAAAATACGAGCGTAAAAACTTAATCAAGGTTTAATTATGAAAGCATACCACAAAGCGGACCGCGACGACTGGGCCACGCCGCCGGAAATTTTCGAGGCCCTTAATAAAGAATTTAAGTTTACGCTCGACGTTTGCGCGACGCCGGAAAATGCCAAGTGTAAAAATTTTATTACGCCGGGCCAGGACGCTTTAACGGTGCCCTGGCGCGGCCGGTGTTTTATGAACCCGCCGTTTTCCCAGGCGGCGGCCTTTGTCAAAAAAGCCCACGACGAGGCCCGCGCCGGCCGGGCCCTGGTTGTCGCCCTTATGGCCGCCCGGACAGATACCCGGTATTTTCACGACTTTATTTATGGTAAGACAAAAATTAGGTTTTTAAAGGGCCGGGTCAAATTTGTGGGCGCCAAGTGGGCCGCGCCCTTTCCGTCCATGATCGTGATCTGGAAAAGCGCCGTATTTGGCCGCTAAATTTGATATGGGCGCCGATCGCGGCGGCCGTCGAATTTGAGGCAATTTTAAAGGCAATGCCGCCGGCGCGTTTTAAGCCGTTTTAAGGACCTGGGCGCCCTGGGCGTACACTCGGCCGTTTTGCTGGCCAGGTGCCCAGGGCGGCGCCCGTGGCGCCCAGTAGGCCTATAAAAAAGGGGTGTCTCAACTATGGCCGGACCGGCTGATCATTACTGCCCGCATGAGCGGCGCGGCCTGTATAAAGGCGATCGGGTTTATTGCTATTGTTCACTTTTGAAACAAGGCCGGATCGTTACGGTTTGGGCCGGCCTTACTTATCGGCTTAACATCAAGGCCGCCCAGGCCAGGATCCGGGACGGCCGCCGGACCGGGGCCCTGGGCCCGGACCTGGCGCGGGCCCATTGCGAGGACCTGGAATAAAAAAGCGGCCCGGAAAACCAGGCCGCCGGCAAGGGTCCGCGCAAGGCGGTATTACAAAGCGCGCCCTATTTTGCCTTGTCCTTTGCCCGGCCGATATTCAAGGCCAGGATCTCAATTAACTTGTAAATCAAGGCCATTTTCGCCCGCTTGTCCGGGGTTTTCGTAGCGGCCGTAATGACACTAGCGCCCGCAATAATACCCGTAACAATTTTAACGACGCCAGGACCATGATCAGTAATCCATTGTAAAATTTCCATTTTAAAGGCCTCCCTTTTGGTTTGTTGCCCGGTAAATCTTTAAAACTCATTAAGCCGCGCGTTTGTAGGTTTTGCCGCCGTCAGTAGAAATTAAAAAGGTGTTTTTAATAGCGCCCACGCGGTATAATAGATCGCTTGTAAAAATTAATTGCCGTGGGTTAGATAGGTGGATCCAGGGGCGCCGGCCGCCGCCACTTTCAAGGATCGCCTGGCCGATCTTGATCGTGCCGCGCCGGTATAATTTACGGATCTCCTCGTAACATTTATTAATGTCAAAGCGAGGGGTTACAAAATCGACGGCGCCGGCCGAGTAAATAAAATAAGGCCCGTATTTAATTTTATTTTGTTTTTTAATAGTGGGTATAACCTGGGCCCAAAAATGATCGCTCGTGGCGCTCGGAAAATAACCACGCTTTTTTAAACTTTTATATTTCTTTAAGGTCCTATAACAATCTGTGATCCTGATCGGGCTGTCAATTGTCCCGCGTATTATGTTTAAGGTCCGTTGTAAAAATTCCAATAGATAGGCCTGGACCGGGCGCGGCCGGCGCGGAAAGTTTTTAAATTCCTCGGGTGAAAAATAATTATACATTAAATTAACCCGCTTGTTTTGATCCTTGCCTCAATATTTGTTATCGGCCCACTGTTATAGGAATTACGGAGATCGATCTTGTCCTGTCTCATAACGAGAAAAGGCACGCCGTTTTTAGCCGTTGTCCCGTCAAGGTCGCTATCATTTGTTGTATTGTAATTGATATAAAAGCCGCCCAGGTTTACGGGCGTGTCGCTGTTTTGTGCATAGATCCCGTATTGCGGCGCGAGTATATGGATCCCAGTGGGCGACACTACGCCGGTCTTAGTTAGGCCGCGCCAGTGGGCTTGTCGGATCTGTCCTGGAAAAGTGTATCTAATATGCACGTCAATATAAAATTCTTTCCCGTCAAAGGACGATCCAAACTCAAACAGCGACACGTTGCTATTAGCCGCCAGGCTGTTTATTGTGAAAATGCCGCCGCCCTTAACCTTAATGTCATCCGTTGAATCGGCGCCGGTGCCCGTTACGGTTTTGTGTAAGCCCAGGGAATTAACGATCAGCGCGGCCGCAATGTCCAGATCGCCCACCATGATCCCGCCGGTCCTGGTTATTACGGAAAATGCAAGCTGTTTTAAATTTGACTCGTCAGGTGATAGGCCGCCCTTTTCGATCAGGTTTATTAATTCCTCTTGTATTTGGTTCATATACAGGGAATTTAAAACGGTCCGCGCGATCGTGTCCGCGATCCCGTCCGTGTACATTTTTGATTGACTCGTTACGGTTACGCCGCTTTGTGTGCTTTGGGCGTTACGGTTAAGCGTGATCGTGTTTACTGTTTTAGACAGGACGCGGATCCGGCCTATGTCCTCAAAGCCGGCCGACACTAAAACATAGTCGCCGGGGTTAATGCCGCCAGTGGATCCCAGGCCGGTAATTACTGGGCTGGAAATTGTCGTATTGCCGGTATCTGAATAGCCGCCAGGTGTCGCGGTCCCGTTATTTACTCTATTCATTTTTTAACCTCTCTTTAAATAGTTTGATATAAAAAAGTAATATGTGACTGTTTAAGGCGGCCCAGGACGCACTTGATCAAGGTGTCATTGTCGGCCGGCGGGGATCCCAGGGAAAATTTTATTTTTACCGCGTACCTATAAACGTCGCCCAGGCCGTCGCCCATGCCAAAAGGTTGACCTCTAAAGATCCGTATTGTCTCGCCCGTGCTGTTTGCCGTGGCGTTACGGTCCACGGTGATCGTGTTTGGGCTTTCCGTTTTAGATAAAACTTTTACCTCTTTAATATTGGATCCTGTAAAGCCGGTATCTATACTTAAATAGTCGCCCACTAGGATATTTGAAACGGTGCTTACATTGGTAATTGTTGGACTCGTGATCGTAATGTCGCCGGTTATATCGGCCGCCTGTTTTTCCGGGCCAATTAAAAAGGCGTCGTAATACTCAAAGCCCACAAGCGTATAGCCCAGCCAGGTAATAACGGCGGTAAAAAAACGCTCGCTAACCTCGGCCGTGTTAAAATATGCTGTCAGGCTGGCGCCGGCCGCCGTGTGTGTTGCGTTTTGCTCTAGGGTGATCGTGCTGGCGGTTTTATCCGTTACCAAATAACGGCCATTGCCTTTATAGCCCGCCGAGGGCGCCACGGCGTCGCCTACCTGGATCCCGGACGTGTCCGCGATCCCGGTGATCACATTGGATCCGGCCGTAACGTTGCCCGTGCCGGTCCAGCCCGTCGCCAGGCCGCCCGGAAATATCAGGCGGGCCCGGACCTGGGCCCGGCGGTCCGTTAATGTCGCGGGTATATTAAAACACTGATCCGGGAATCCGGCGTCTTTTTCCCAGTCGCCTATTAACAGATCCGCGCCCTCGGGCGTGCTTTCACAATTGAGATCGCTAATTTGGGTATCGATCCGCAATAACTCGACGGCAAAGGCGCTTAAAAGGGCGTACATTGCATTATAAGTAATACGCGGGAAAGCGGGCCCTTGCGGCAAAAGTTTTTGTAAAAACTTTGTATAGTCGCCCTCGTTATATTTTGGATCGCATATATTCATAATATTTTTTTAATTAAATGTTATGTCCGTTGGATCGATCGTGGGTAATTCATTTGTCCCTAGTTGCACGTCGCCCACGCCCACGCTTACGCTGTCAACCTCAATATCGGTTATTGTATGATCGACCTCGCCGGCCGCCAGGCTGATCGCCTCGTCAAGTTGCGATCTAAATAATAGCATACCCACGTCAGTATTATCTTTAAACCAGGCCTCGAGGCTGTCCTTTACGTTATTCTGGACCTCGGCCGTGTTTGGGTTAAGGTCCATTGTAATTGAGATCTTGCGCTCGACTGGCGCGTAAACCGTGGCCTCGACGCCTACGGGCGCGTGGGCGTCAATAACGGCCTGGACCGTGGCAATATTTGACGGGTTAGGAAAAATAGGGCTTTGGTTGTCCAGGACAAAAAAGATCCCGACGGTCCCAGGGCCGTTAAAAGATCCAATAATCCAAACCCGCGTAACGCCCAGGCCCGGCGTGTCTAAAACCCAGCCTATATAATCGGCGTCGTTACCGCCCGTCGCCGGATTTTGTACGCGCTGTAAAACGCGATCTCTAAGATCGTCGTCGCTTTCCAGGTCCTCGCCGCCCTGGATCCCGTCAGCGTCAACAAAGGCTTGATCGTCGATCCCCTCGAGCGGGCTAGTCAGGGTTAAAATGTCGCCCTCCTCTTGATTGCCGGCCACGCCGGACGCCAGGGCGTCAACCTCGATCACGCCCACGCCGCCGGCTATTGTAACAAGGGCCTTTGTCTCGTACTCGATCCCGTCCGCGTTTTGATATTGAGTATTAGCCGGGATCTGTTTGCCGTCCGTGCCGGTCACGTTACACTTGCCGGCCGCAAAAGTGGGCTGGCGCCGGGTCTTTCCCCATTTTGTCGCGTGCCGCTCTAGCCAGGCGTTTGTCGCGGTAACAATAAAAAGCTGGCCGCCCAGGAAATCAATAAATCCAAAGGTCAAATTTACCGCGCCGGCAAACACGCGGGCCAGGACGCGCAAAATGGATCGCCTTAAAATCCCGGTGCCCTCCTCGACGCGGCTTAATATGTCGCTTTCGATCCGGCTAACTAATTCCTGTAAAGTGGGCCGTGGAAAGTCTGCCATTTTTTACGCTCCTGTATCTGTTAATAATTTTTTCCAAACAAAATAATATTTTTTCAATTCGTTATCGTTTGGCTTTTTGATATTTATTTTAATGCCCAGGCTGTAATTGTCCAGCCGGGCCACGTCAACAGTGAAAAACTCGGCCACGCCGTCCGTGACTAACCAGGCCAGGGCCTCGTTAACCATTTCCTCGGCCTCGCTGGCGGTTAACTCATTTATCATTTTGTAACGCGCCAGGGTCCAAAGGCGGGATCCTATATAGTCGTTTGGTTCAAGGGTATTATCTCCCCACCAGCCGCGCCGGTCATTTTCCGTTAACGGTGGATCGCCACCAAATACCAGGCGGCGATCTGAAAACAGGGAAATAATAAGCGCGGTTTTAAGGCCGTCCTCGTCAAGTTCTAAAAGGCCGATCTGTGACACTGGGACAAACGGACCGCCGCCGATCCACCATATATGTGAATCGACGGTCTGATCTTCCCAGCGATCAACACTAACAAAACACTCGTACATAGATTAACCCTTTTAGGCGATCGTTTCTTGTTTAATATACTCGCCGTCAACGGTAGTTGTGATCGTGCCCTCGGCGCCGCCGCTACCTACGGCGATCGTCTTGGGCTTGCCGGCGGCCTGGCCGGTATGCCGCGTTAATACGTTACGGTTAAATAATATGTCCTTTAACGTGGCCTTACTCACGATCCCGGCGGCGGCCGCGCCGATCGCCTCTAAGCTGTCCGTTGTCCTGTCAAAGCCGGACGATCCGCTTATATGCTTTAACTCGTCGATCAGGTCCATCTTGTCGCCGGCCTGGGCGATCGTGCCGCTCGGCAATTTCCCTTGTACCTCGTTTGTATCGTCGTAAATGTTTTTAAGGTTTGCCGCCGTGATCCAGCCGGATCCCTTAATGTCGGCCAGGTGATTAATGATCGTTGTTTGGTTTGCATCCGTGCCAATTTTCGCGCCGTCCTCGTTTTTGGCCTTGATATAGCCGCCGGTTTCCTGGATCGGCGTGCCGGCCACGGTCTTAATATTTGAATCTACCCAGCCGCCGGTAAAGGAAATATTACTAGGGATCTTTGTGTTAAACTGGGCCGTGGTTAACAGGCCGGACACGTTAGCGATCGGGCCCTCCTCGAGCGCGTTAGCGGTATAGCGCGGGATCCCGCCGTCGTCCTCGGTCATAACATTAAAGCGGTCAATAAATCCCTCGATCGTGATCGTTGTACCGCCGCCGGATCCGATATAACTAATACGGCCCTTGCCGCCACGGATCAAAAGGTTGCCGGCCGTGCAAGTCGTAAGATCAATTTCTAGGTGTCCCTCAAAATCATCAATTATTACATTGTCGCCGGCATTGTTGATCCCTTTAATTGTCGGTTTGCCAGAACAATTTTTTAATTTAGCGTTTGACGTTTCGCCGCTAAAATTAACGTCGCCGCCGGCAAAATAACATCTCTCTAAATACCAGGTCCGCGTCGGTTGAATAGTGCCCTCAATAAAACAGCCGATCGCCCATGCGTCGTTACTGGCCCAGCCGGTAACAAACGCGCAATTATAAAAACGCGATCCGCCGGACTCGCCGGACATTTTTAATCTTAGATTTATAAAAACATTGGATAGCATTTGAGGCGGGGATCCGGTAAATTCTATATATCCCATGCCGGTACCCCAGGGACACGTTAGGCCCTCAAAGGTTTTATATTTTCCTCTTATGCCTGGCCCTAGATTTATACTTTCGTTACCTGGGCCCTGGTTAATTTTAAGGTGTTTTATTAAGTGGGCCACGGCAAGATCCAGGCCTTTATCTAATTTTAGCAATGGCGCGCCAGGTACGCCATAAGGCAAGGCGTCCGTGTCTATCCCGTCAACCATATCAACGTAGATCGCGCCGTCCTTAAAGATATTTTTTAGCGCGTCCTGGCGGTCAAAGGCCGGCGCCAGGTAAAGATCCAGGGCCTCGCCACTGGCCGGAAAAGCGGCGTCAGCGCCGGCGTCCGCTACTATAAAGGTCCAGCCGGATCCGTGGCCGGCCTCTGTTAGATCCGTGCCGGTCCACTCGGTATCTATTGTATTAGTGCCGCCCTCGGAAATATCAAACTTATCCTTATTAAGGGCGATCCCAAATACTTTTTGTGTGGTGTCGCCGGTGTCGTTAAAGAAATAGCCGCCCAGGATCATATAATTTTTTGTTTGCGTTGCCGAGGCGTCCGCGTAATGTAAGATCGCGCCCTCTAGTTGAGTAAGATCCAGATCCAGGTTGTCGCCGCCCGAGGTAAACAGGGCGCCCAAATCACTATAGCCGGACTTTGTAATCCGGCCGCTCGTAATGCCGGACCGCTCAACAAACGACTCGGACGTTATGGCCTTTACTAAGTCACTGGGTAATTCGACGTGGGCGCTATATCTTTTTATAGCCATACCTGGGCACGTCCCATCATTTTCGACGACTAGCTGGACATTACCCGTTTTAGTGATCTGGCTTTTATTGATCTCTAACCAATATTGTCCTTTGCTTAATTCGTCAAGGGTGTAATGGGTTGTAGGCGTTAACAGGGTAAAAGATCCGTCGTCCTCGTAGGCAAAATTTACGTCTATCCCGCTCGCCGTGGCGCCGGTTATGTCGTCGCCGTTTGCATTTTCCAGCCGGATCGGGATCCGTAATGTCCTGTTTAAATAACCCTTATTCATTTTTTAATCCTTTTTTAATATTGATCGTTTTACGCTTTTCTGGACCGGGCCCGCCAGGGCGTTAACCTTGACGTTGAATTTATCTATTAAGCGGGATAAATAAATACATTGGTTACAAAATGTTTTATTAAAAAACTCGATCCTATATTTGTCCAATGCTGAATTTTTGATCGCTATAACCGCGTGCTGGATCCGGGTCCGCTCGCCGTTTACCGGCAAGGTTGCCGCGTCGTAATTTTTAAGGCCCTCTAACAAGTGGGCGATCGCGCCGGGCCCTAAAATAATATCGTCGTCCATTAAGATTGAATATTCCTTGTTGTCGCGGTAATCACTGGCGACGCTATAATTATTAACGACGTTTTCACGGTCCAGGCCCTCGATCTCGGACGGGCTGGAAAAAACGGCCAGGCCGCAATTATTAGCGGCGATCCCGCCCAGGACAAGGGGATCCATCACATAGCCGGTTTTAGAATAAGTTTTTATTATTTCCATTAATTAAAGTTATTGTTAAAGACCGGCGACGGGCCGCCGGCGCCCTCGTCAACCTGATCAAACATTAATTGAATATACGGCGCCCACGTTGTTTCATCATTCCAGGCCGATCCCGTGTCTGTCCTATGCGAGTAATAGGCGTCCTTTGCTGTCCAGGCGCCCAAAATATCGTTATTTAAAAATTTTAATCCATACAAAAATTGAGCGTTACTGCCTGTATTCATTGTTACATAGCGGTAAGTCGATCCCTTGTCGAGAATAACAGGCGCGGACAAAGGTAAAAAGGTCCATCTATGCGACGTAGTGGATCCCCATACATTTTCGTCAAGTGAAATTGAATCTAAAACCGTGTTATCGGCCTTTAATAATTTCATTGTATTGTC